GCCTCTTATGCCGGGTGAGTTCAGGGATGTGGATGTACCGGGCGGTGCTATTCGTGACTCAATTACATTTATCCCTTACAAAGAGCCATCAAGCGTACTCTACTCGCTACTCGGAAATATCGTTGAAGAAGGCCGCAGAATAGGTTCTGTTGCTGACGTACAGGTAGGCGATACAAATCCACAGGCTCCAGTAGGCACAACCCTAGCTCTCATGGAAAGATCCATGAAGGTGATGTCTGGGGTACAAGCAAGATTACATGCTGCTTTAAAGCAGGAACTGAGAATACTCGCCAAGATTATCCACGACAATATGTCTGCAGAGTACTCCTATGACATGGATGGTGACTTCGACAGAACAAAAGACTTTGATGGTCGTATTGACGTTATTCCAGTATCAGATCCAAATGCAGCAACAATGTCACAAAGGGTGATGCAATATCAGGCCGCGCTACAGCTTGCACAGCAAGCACCGCAGCTATACGACATGGGTAAACTACACAGACAAATGTTAGAAGTTCTGGGTATTAGTGAAGCAGCCGACATCATTAAGCTTCCAGAAGACATCAAACCAAAAGATCCAGTTTCAGAAAACATGGCTATTCTGAAGCAAGAGCCAGTCAAAGCGTTCATGTATCAGGATCACGAAGCGCATATTCAGGTTCATATGTCAGCCATGCAAGATCCAAAGATACAACAGATTGTGGGTCAGTCTCCCTTTGCAGGAGCGATACAAAGCGCAATGGCCTCACATATCACCGAACACGTTGCGTATCAGTACCGCAAAGAGATACAGCTACAGCTTGGTGTGGAGATGCCAAGTGAAGATCAGCCGCTACCAGAAGACACAGAAGAGGAGATCTCTCGTCTGGCGGCAGATGCAGCTCAGAAGCTGCTTGGCAAAAATCAAGCAGAGGTTGCACAGCAACAAGCAGAGGCGGCAGCAAAAGATCCTCTTACACAAATTCAACAGCGTGAGCTTGCAATCAAAGAAGAAGAGCTTAAGCACAAAATTGAGATGGATAGAGCAAGTCTTGATCTTGATGCCACAACCAAGATTGGGAACTTGGATCTACAAGCTGAAAGAATTAAGTCTGAGAACAAGCGAGCAGGTGCATCAATTGGCGCTAGAATTGCTACTGAGCTTGATAAAGAACAAAGAAAAGATAAACGGGAGGGGGCTAAACTTGGCCTAGAAATAGCCAAGGAGCTTGATAATTCTAGTGAATGATCCATTAATAGCTTTAATTAAATCTAAAATAGCAGACTATAAAAGTTCAATAGAACTTTTTCTTGCTGAGGGCGGCGCTAAAACGCAAGAAGATTACGTCAAGCTTACAGGGAAGTACGAAGCCTTTAGAATATTAGAAGAAGATTTATCAGAAATAGAAAAAAAATATATTGAAAGCTAAATTTTTTTTCGTTAATTCTTAATTATTCGCGGATAGGCCGCGCAAGGTAACTGTGAACCTTTAAATCACTGCAAACGGGTGCAATATGGTTGCGACAATTAAAGTCGATAACACGAAGGTCGAGGATAACCTTCACGCAAAGCTACCAGAGCCTACGGGATACAGACTTCTGATAGCACTTCCAGAGATCGATGAGAAGACACAGGGCGGAGTAATTATGCCTGATGGTCTTGTTAAAGACGAATCAACAGCGTCAATTATTGGCTTTGTCATTAAGATGGGGTCAGATGCTTATTCTGATAAAGAACGCTTTCCTAACGGAGCTTGGTGTAAAGAAGGTGACTTTGTCATTTTCAGATCATACTCAGGCACTAGATTTAAGGTGGCGGGAAAAGAGTTTCGTTTAATAAATGATGATACCGTAGAGGGTGTTGTCGATGATCCAAGGGGGTATTCAAGAGCATGAATAAGGCTGCAGAACAAGATGTTGATTTTGATGCTACCGAAACACAAGATGTTGAGGAATTAACTAAAGAAGAAGAAACTTCTTCTGAAGTAGAAGTTGAAATTGTTGACGATACCCCTGAAGAAGACAAGGGTAGAGCAAGACGAGCGGAGGGTGCAGAACCCGACATTCCTGCTGATGAGGAGTTAGAATCCTATAGTGAGGGTGTTCAAAAGCGTCTCAAAAAGATGAAATGGGAGTTTCATGAAGAGAGACGGGCTAAAGAGGAATCCGAAAGACTTAAAGAAGAAGCGGTGACCTACGCTCAAAAAATTAAAGAAGAAAACGATAAGCTTAAAGAAACGCTTGAAAAAAGCGAAGGCGTTCTTGTTGATCAGGCTAAGGGCAGGATTGACTCACAGATTTCTAACGCGAAGGCCAAGCTCAAAGAGGCTCATGAAACAGGAGATACTGATGCTCTTATAGATGCACAGGAGAACCTGACAAATCTTCAAAACGAAAAGTTTAGATACGAAAACTATACTCCACCTAAAAGACAACAGGCTGAAGAGTTTAAGCCACAAGATAATAAAAAAATGGCTCCACCTCCACAAGCTATGGAGTGGTGGAAAAATAACCCTTGGTTCGAAGGCAACGCACCCGGCGACAAAGCCCTTACAGGTTTTGCTATGGGCGTACACACCGAATTACAGGCAAAGGGTGTTGAATTAAATTCAAAAGAGTATTATGATCAGATTGACGCTGCCATGATGGAAGCGTTTCCAAGTAAATTCGGAGCTGTTGTAGAGGAGCCTACATCACAACAACCCCGAACGGGAGCCGTGGTCGCCCCAACGTCTAGAACGTCAAAAAAACCACGCAAAGTGAAGCTGACTCCGTCTGCAGCCGCTCTCGCCAAGCGGTTAGGACTAACACCTGAACAGTATGCGGCGCAACTAATGAAGGAAGGCTGATATGGCTGATAGAACTCCACGCACTACAGAAACTAGAGAAAAAACAGGACGTAAAAAAGGATGGTCTAGGCCGTCTGCTCTCCCTACCCCCGAACCACGAGATGGATTACATTTCCGTTGGATTCGCACAGCAACTTTGGGTAACAGCGATAATACTAATGTTTCAGCTCGATTTCGTGAAGGCTATACGCCAGTTAAATCATCGGACTTTCCTGAGTTAACCGTTGTGTCTGACATCGATTCTCGATTTAAAGACAACATTGAGGTAGGTGGACTGCTTTTATGTAGTATACCTGCAGAAATTGCTGAAGAACGTGTCGAGGTTCAACTCGAACAGGCTCAACACGCACAGGATGCGGTAGATCGTAATTTTATGAGAGAGAACGATCCTCGTATGCCAGTGTTGAATCCTGAGCGTTCCACGCGAACTTCATTTGGGAAGTGACCTTTTTAGGGATCTTCCTTGGTATTAACTTAGTTAGGAGGAAGAGCAATGGCTACTACAGCAGCTCCCTATGGCCTGAAGCCCGTTAAACGAGCTGACGGTATGCCCTACGCAGGGGCAACTACTGAATACCTTCTAGATCCTGCGGGCGAGGCGACTAATATATTTAATGGTCAAGTTGTTACGCTAGGTGCGGATGGTTTCGTCGCACTGGCCGGTGGCACAGGTGCGGATATAACAAATAACGCTTTAGGCGGCAGCGGCGTTGGCGCTCTAGGTGTTTTTGTTGGGTGTTCATACACCAATGACGAAGGTCAAACAGTTCACTCGAACTATTATCCTTCAGGAAAACTCAACGGCAAAGCTTTAGTTGTTGATGATCCAAACGTGCTTTTCCAAGCACAACTTGATGGCACAGGAGCGCAAACAATTATTGGTAACATTACCAAGTTTGCAGCAGTGCAATCAACTTCAACTGGAAGTACCGTAACAGGTAATTCTAATTCAGCATTAGATGCGACTACACAAACTACAGTTGGCGCATTTCAAATTGTTTCTCATGTGTCCGATCCCGGCGATGCGTTCCCAGATGTTCTGGTTCGTTTTACCACTGGCGCTCATATGCGAACAATGAACAGTGGCGTATAAGGAGACTGAGTAATGGCTATTTCACGCGCACAGCTCCTTAAAGAGCTACTTCCCGGGCTAAACGCATTGTACGGCTTGGAATATGAAAAATACGAAAACGAACACGCTGAAATTTATGAGACAGAAACTTCAGACAGAAGCTTTGAAGAAGAAGTCAAGTTGAGTGGGTTTGGTGCAGCTCCTGTGAAAGCAGAAGGTGCAGCAATTTCGTATGATAACGCACAAGAGCATTATACTGCTCGCTACAACCATGAGACCGTTGCAATGGGTTTCTCTATCACTGAAGAAGCGATGGAAGACAACTTGTACGACTCATTGTCTGCTCGATATACAAAAGCACTAGCTCGCGCTATGGCTTACACCAAGCAGACTAAGGCTGCAGCTTTGTTAAACACTGGTTTTACAAGCTTCAACTCAGGTGACGGCGTTACATTGTTTAGTACTTCACACCCAACTGTGGGCGGTGGTACAAACGCTAACAGGCTTGCAACTAATGCAGACTTGAACGAAACTTCACTAGAGCAAGCAGTTATCGATATTGCAGCGTTCACAGATGAACGTGGCCTATTGATCGCGGCTCGCCCTCGTAAGCTTATCGTTCCACCTGCATTGATGTTCGTGGCAACAAGACTGCTACAGACAGAGCTTCGCACAGGTACAGCGGATAACGATACAAACGCATTGCGTTCAAATGGATCGATCCCTGAAGGATACCGTGTGAACCACTATCTAACGGACACAGATGCATTCTTCATCACAACAGATATTCCAAATGGTATGAAGCACTTCGAGCGTACCACTATGGCAACATCTATGGATGGAGACTTCGATACAGGTAATGTTCGATACAAAGCTCGTGAGCGTTATTCCTTTGGTGTATCAGATCCATTAGGAATTTTTGGTTCACCGGGTGCATAAATTGTGATATAGGGGAAGTGTTCCTCCCAAGGGGACATTTACTTCTCCCAGTAAATAGGGGCAGCTTGCAGGAGTTGCCCCTTTCTTTTTTAAAAAACTATGTTATGATCTTTTTAGGGGCAACATTAGCCTTGCAGACAGGACACCCCCCGACCTGACGTTGCACAGACTGCTAGGCAAAACCTTGTGCAAAGGGTATATATTATGGCATC